GGTGCCGACCTGCGCGGTGCCAACCTGTGCGATGCCGACCTGCCTGATCTCACTTTCGTAATTCTGGGTGAGAAATACTTCATAAGTATAACGAACGGTGAATATGTACGAGCAGGATGCCAGAACCACACAGTTGAGGAATGGAGAAAATATAGTAAGCAGGAAATTGCTGAGATGGATGGTCGTAAAGCTCTTAAATTTTATCCACGTCTTCTGGACATTATCGATTTCTATATTGGTAAAGGTGAACGCCCGGATTGGTTAACAAGTAAAGAATATGCAGATGAAGTAACTGGGTAAGCGTATTTTTGGCAGCGAATAAGCACCTATAGCAGATTTACGAGTCTGCTATGTGAGCAATATCGCTCGTAACCAAGCGAGGACGACGACTCGTTCTGGTTAATCGAAAAATCATCCCTTGATGTTATTTGCCGCTCTATATGGGCGGCATTCTTTTTACCTGGAGGAAATATGAAATTACGTGTCTGGCATATCCCGCAAGTTCCTATGAAGCCATTCATTGTAGAAGTAGCAAGTGTTGAAGAGGGTGTGCGAGTGATGGATGCACTGGCTGATTATGACGCATTTCAGTATGACAACAACATCAAACCTGATTACTGCAACGCTAACGGCCTTGAGATGTGGGATGAGAGCCTTACTGACCAGGATTTGGAAGAAATGGAGCTTACGGATCGCTGGGTGGATTGGTATAGCGAATGCCAGTGTTACGACGACCCGCGTGAATATATCGAAAGCCTGAAAGAAGAAACAACAGCCGCCGCCTGAGTGCGGCTGTTTTATCGCATATCCACAGCGCTTCATATCGAGGCGTTTTAGCTATGCCAATAAATGAAAATGGAGAATCCCACGATGACATTTGCTATCGCGGGCGGTGCCGTCATGGGTATCGCACACCTTAATGAATCACTTTTAGAGCGTATCACCAGAAAATTACGGGCCGGATGGAAACGTCTGGTCGATATCCTGAATCAACCAGGAGTGCCGTGTAATGGATAAATCACTTATGGCTATTCAGTCTAAATTCGCAATTGCTGTTTATCTTGGTGACAAAATAATGTATCGCGAAGCTGTAGAAGCCTTTCGCGAATGGAGGTTGAAATGATACCAGTAGATTTAGCAAGGACACCGGAGTTGAGCAGGTTAAAACGTCAGTATCACCTGACAGAGGCAATGTACTGGCGCAAGTCAGGTAATAAATCGATGAAACGAAATTGCCTTTCATTAGCCAAAAACGAGAGAATAAACAAAGGTGAATTTCTGGCTAATCCTTCCGAATTACCATTCTGAGGTGAATTATGGATTTGAATAAATTCGACGCCCCATTCAATCCTGAAGATATCGAATGGCGAATACAGCAAAGCGGTAAAACACGCGATGGCAAAGTGTGGGCTATGGTGCTGGCTTATGTCACGAACAGGGCAATCATGAAACGCCTGGACGATGTTTGCGGCAAAGAAGGATGGCGCAATGAATACCGCGATATTCCCAACAACGGTGGCGTTGAATGCGGCATATCAATCAAGATTGATTCCGAATGGGTAACTAAATGGGATGCTGCTGAAAACACACAGGTAGAAGCCGTCAAAGGTGGTCGCTCCGGCGCAATGAAGCGTGCTGCCGTTCAGTGGGGAATTGGTCGGTATCTGTATAACCTTGAGGAAGGTTTTGCGCAGATATCCAGTGATAAGAAACAAGGATGGCACAGGGCCAAACTGAAGGATGGAACAGGATTTTACTGGCTCCCTCCATCGCTGCCGGACTGGGCCATGCCAGCATCATGCAATCAACCATCACCAGAAAATACCAACCAGAAATCTCCATCGGTTGACTGCGAACAAATCCTGAAAGACTTCAGCGATTATGCAGCAACAGAAACGGACAAGAAAAAACTAATTGAGAGATACCAGCATGACTGGCAATTATTGGCTGGTCACGATGATGCGCAGACAAGATGCGTTCAGGTAATGAATATCAGAATAAATGAGCTTAAACAGGTGGCTTAATGAGAAGATTAAACATAACTCCAGCTGAGATGGAGTCAGTTTGCGGTCGCATGGTAGCTTGCCGTGCAGCAGAACATCTGGGCCTAAACATAAATCAGTTTTATTACATAGCAAAAAAACTGTCATTAAAAACGGCATTCGTTAAGCCAAGATGGAGCGACGACGAAGACAAAAAGATGCAGGCGCTTATCTCATCAGGCTATACACAAAGAAATGTAGCAAAAATTCTCGGGCGAAGTGAAGAGTCGGTAAAAAGCAGGCTATCACGTTTACGAAAGAAATAACCCTATACGTACCACATTATTCGGATAACCTACCCTGGAGTAAATTATGCCAGCGCCTCTATATGGTGCGGATGACCCGCGCCGCTGTTCCGGCAATTCCGTATCGGAGGTGCTGGAAAAATTCAGAAAGAACTACGACCTGATAATGTCGCTACCGCAGGAAACGAAAGAGGAAAAGGAATTTCGCCACTGTATATGGCTTGCAGAGAAAGAAGAACGCGAGCGAATTTACCAGACATCCATCCGGCCATTCCGCAAAGCCACATACACCCAATTCATTGAAATAGACCCGCGCCTTAAAAATTACCGTTCGCGTTACGGCGCTATCAGCAATAACTGAGGAATTCATCATGAGAGGTTTGTCCTACGACCCCGGCATCCTTCCATCGGAAATGATTATTCGACACCGCTTCAAACCCATCAACGATATTCCACGCGAAGAAATGCTTAAGCGAAATAGTTTCGGTTCTGTTAATGAAAACAAATATCTGAATGCAATGTTGCGGAGTGGGAAGAAATGAAAGAAGTGAAAATATACACGATTGTCAGTGACCAGTTATCACCACCAATAACAGGAGAATCATTCTGTACTGACATGGTGCGTCATAGTGATTATGCGGAGCTTGAGGATAAATACGCGGCGCTGGCTGAGGTGCGGGCAAGTGCGCGTAATGAAGGTATCAACTATGCCGCCAGCCGCCTCGCCGCCGCATTCAATCACGGATTCCTCGATAAACCTGTATCAGAAGTTCTCGACGTGACACGCATGATTTTGTCGGCGAAAGAGGATTTAGCCAATGACCCACTACCCGCGGATGACGGTTTGTCAGGTGAATACGCGGAGAAGGCGATAGAAGAATGGGAAACCCAACTTCGCCAGGAGGCCGCCCAATGAGCAACATCGACAAACGGGCGCTTCGTGAAGTGGCTGAGAGGGCTACGCCGGGGAATTGGCGCCGCACCTCATCACTGTTCAATGGCATCACGGTAACGCCATTTTCTCTTTGCGGTGAAGAAGTGACGTTGGCCCATACTGTTGAGAAACGTGACGCGGAATTTATCGCCGCAGCCAACCCCGCCACCATGCTGGCGCTGCTGGATGAGCTGGAAACCAAAGAGGAACAGCGCGCCAATTGGTTTCGGATGGCGCAGAAGTTAGGCGAGGATTTGGATACAGCAGAACGCCTCATAGCCGAACTGGACCAACGCCTGATTGAATACGCGGGAATTGCAACCCGTGAGGCTCGCCGGGTGGCAGAACTGGAGGCGCGGAAGGTCAACCTGTCAAAACTCAGCGTTGGAGAAGTCATGCACATGAGCGGATTCAGCCGGGATTATGCCGAGGGTTGGTGTGCTGGTAATGATAATGCGATACACGAAATACGCACCGCTGGCATCAAGGTTAAGGGGTGAGTATGGCTAAGACACAAATGCAGCTAGCAAACCGGGCATGGCGTACCGAAACAAAGGCTTTGGGATGGCATCAGGGGCAAAGCTGGAAAGGTGGCCGTAAAGCGTGGAAAGCATTCTGTCGGGAGAATGCCGCAATCACAGTTGAAGAACACCTCAAAACAGATCCGCCATTTGAGGACCAGGATGACGCCAATTATCACGTAGCTGAAGAATTAACGTACTGGACGAACTAATTAACGGAGACGCCCCACAAGGGCGTAAACAGAATGGCTCGGATTTTTTTACGCTATCCCACGGAATGTGTGAACGACGCGGGGCGAATGGTTATCCGCTATGCGCCGCATGAGATAGCCGGATTTAGGTTTGATGATGGTCAGTGGGTAAGCGCCACTGATATAGCACGACTTGGTAATTATGAGATTCGCTGCAACAAATGCAAGTCTAACGACTGGACAGAAAACGGTCGATTCATCAACGAATATGAATGCGGCTGCTGCGGTGCATTCATTGCTGTGGAGCCTAAAAACAAATGGCAAAATTAACGAAGAAAGAACAAGCCTGGATTGATGAGGTTAACGCGGTGCTGGCCCGTTGCCCGTCACCGAAAAAAATCGGTTTTTACACCATCGGCGATTCGAATATTCACCTGTATGACCTGCGCAAATACAACGAAGTTGAAAAGGCGCTGGACACTGGCAAAGCGGCAGACTGGTCCCCGGCGTGCCGTGTAGCAGGTGCGCATATTGAAGGGGCTATTGATTTCCCATCTCCAGTTGAAAGCACGGCAGGCTGAGGGCTAACCCATGACCACTATTACCAAAGAATGGCTACAGCAAACTATCGCTGAATTTGAAAACACTCGCGACGATATTCCGTTTGGCCTCGACGATGATGACGCCAAAATTCTTATTGTGCTGAAGCGTGCGCTGGCATCGCTGTATGCTGAGTCTGTGCGATACCTGAATAAATTTTCCGGTACATGCGTGACGTTAGAGCAGCAGCCAAATGCTGCTGATGATGTTGCCGTGTATATACCGCTCTACGCCGCCCCGCCAGTGCAGGAAACTGGCGTTTACAATGATGTGCTCAATATCATCGGCCTGCTGAAAAAAAACGAACGGGCTGAGCACTGCACGAGTACAGTTTTAGGCTCACTCCTGGAATCAGAAATAACGCGTCTGGTTGGCAAAGAGCAGCCTGCACCAGAACGCAACCGGATACGCCGTGAGCACGCCGAGTGGTCAGATAAGACATTCGGCGATGTTGGCCCTGTCGGTCCGCTGAAACATCTCTCGAAAGAAGCATTGGAGGCCGCTGCCGACCCATCCGATCCGCTTGAATGGGCTGATATGCAGTTCCTGCTATGGGATGCTCAACGCCGTGCTGGTGTTACTGACGAGCAGATTACCATGGCGATGGTGGAAAAGCTGGCGATAAACAAGGCCCGCCAGTGGCCGGAGCCGAAAGACGGCGAGCCGCGGCTGCATATCAAAGAGCAGCCTGCGCCGGTAGTGCCTGATGAAATGGCGACATCTGATGACATGAATCTTTATCAAAAGAGCTTTGCGCAAGGCTATAACGCCTGCCGCAATGCCATGCTCAACGGAGGTAAATCGTGAAAGATAATCAAATCCGGGAGATTGTAAACGAGCTGCATGATATTGCTATTGAGTATCACGGCACACAACAGTTACGTGAACGAATTGCGCGTACAGTTCGCGCCGCCCTGCATCATGATTTAGAAAAACTAAACCAACCTGTAAGCCAAACTTACGAGTTGCCAGAATTAATCGAAGGCATGGAGGTGTCCATTGATGTCAGCACTTGTGATGCTGATGCCGGGAATCGCTATTTCGGTACTGTCACCGAGGTATCAGAACTGGACACAGCAAAGAATGGCTACATTCTTCTGGTTCAGGACGCTGAACCAAATTTCGATGTGAATGGCAACTCTCCGGTAATTCCGGGTGGCTGGATAAGCTGTAGTGAGCGAATGCCAGATAATGATGAATCTAAACCCATCGCAATTTTTACCGGAAAATGTCTGGGTCAGGGGATGTTCGTTGCTACATACGACGATGATGGGTTCTTTGACTATTGGGAGGGTATGGAAATTATCGGTGTAAGCCACTGGATGCAGCTACCAGATCCTCCCCTTTGATAGCGAAGCTTATACATATCTTTTACATCAGCAATCTATTGTTAATCTCCAATCAATGTTACGTTGTCATCTCACTCATGCTTTGGAGGTAGTGACATGTCTTGTCCAAAATGCGGTTCTGGAAATATTGCAAAAGAAAAAACAATGCGTGGATGGTCTGATGATTATGTGTGCTGCGATTGCGGATACAACGACTCTAAAGACGCATTTGGAGAGCGTGGTAAAAACGAGTTTGTCAGAATTAATAAGGAACGCAAAGGCAACGAAAAAAGCTAATTTATTTATTCATATATGAAAACAATGTAACCAATATTCGAATTGAAGAACTGAAAGAACACCAAGCCGCCTGATGGCGGTTTTTTATTGGAGACAAGAAATGTCAGACCAGAGCAAATATTACGACTACTACATGGTAGAGGGTGAGGATGTTAAGGAGCTTATCCAGTCATACGACACCATTAACGATCAACGAAATTCAATCCTAACCACAGCCGCTGAAAAGGTTGGCGCAAACGCATGGACTACAACCAGTAGCTGGGGTGGAGAAGGCGGACTTCTACAAAGCTTCGTTTGGGAAAAAGGATATGAATTCCCATGCCAGATAACAATCAAACACGAGGATTTTTGGGACGGGAAGAGAGTTGTGATAGCGCGAGGAAAGGGAAACACAAAGGAAGGCCGCGCATACAACAAAGAGCTGGATGCAATCATACATAACGCTAACGCCAAGCTAAAATCCTTGCCTGAATGGAATTACTACATAACCAACCACTACGGGATTATGCGTACAGGAATTGGTGGTCAATCGGGCCGTGGACTTGGTTTCGTTATGTTATCAACGTATGGCGGTAAGCACCCGAAGCGCAATGATTGTCTTATTTTTGCAATACCAAATAACAAAGAAGAGAGGCATGGCGAAGTTGTTATCCCTGACAGCTTCAAGAAAATAACTTACGGGAAATTCTACGACATCGCGAATGAAGTTGAAGAAGAAGCTGTGGAGTAATCATGGAATCACACAGTCTCACACTCGATGAGGCCTGTGCATTTCTCAAGATATCCAGACCTACCGCCACCAACTGGATTCGCACAGGCCGACTACAGGCAACACGTAAAGACCCCACCAAACCGAAATCCCCTTACCTCACCACACGACAAGCCTGCATTGCGGCACTTCAGTCTCCGCTGCATACTGTCCAGGTGAGCGCGGGTGATGACATAACAGAGGAACTGAAATGTCACTATTCCGCAGAGGTGAAACCTGGTACGCCAGTTTCACATTGCCGAACGGCAAAAGATTTAAGCAGTCTCTTGGGACAAAGGACAAAAGGCAGGCCACAGAGCTTCATGACAAGCTGAAGGCAGAAGCATGGAGGGTAAGTAAATTAGGAGAGACGCCTGACATGACTTTTGAGGAGGCCTGTGTCAGGTGGTTAGAGGAGAAGGCGCATAAGAAGTCGCTGGATGATGACAAGAGTCGGATAGGATTCTGGCTCCAGCATTTTGCAGGGATGCAGTTGAAGGATATTACCGAGACGAAGATTTACTCCGCCATCCAGAAGATGACTAATCGGCGGCATGAGGAAAACTGGAAGTTAATGGATGAAGCTTGCAGGAAGAATGGGAAGCAACCTCCGGTATTCAAGCCTAAGCCGGCAGCATTAGCCACAAAAGCAACTCACCTTTCATTCATTAAGGCACTCCTCCGGGCTGCTGAACGCGAATGGAAGATGCTGGATAAGGCTCCGATCATCAAAGTTCCTCAGCCGAAAAATAAGCGTATCCGCTGGCTTGAGCCTCACGAGGCAAAAAGGTTGATTGATGAATGCCCGGAACCGCTAAAGTCAGTCGTAGAGTTTGCGCTTTCTACTGGCTTAAGGCGGTCTAACATTATCAATCTGGAGTGGCAGCAGATAGACATGCAGCGAAAGGTGGCATGGATACACCCGGAACAAAGTAAGTCCAATCAGGCCATTGGCGTGGCGCTGAATGATACTGCTTGCCGGGTGCTGAAAAAGCAAATAGGCAATCATCACAAATGGGTGTTCGTCTACAAGGAAAGCAGCACCAAGCCAGACGGAACTAAATCACCTGTAGTGAGGAAGATGCGCTATGACGCTAATACTGCATGGAGGTCAGCATTAAAACGAGCAGGCATTGAAGACTTCCGTTTTCATGACCTGAGGCACACGTGGGCAAGCTGGTTAGTTCAGGCTGGCGTTCCGATTTCGGTATTGCAGGAAATGGGTGGCTGGGAGTCTATCGAAATGGTTCGCAGATATGCTCATCTGGCACCAAATCACCTGACTGAACATGCTCGACAAATTGACTCGATTTTTGGTACTTCTGTCCCAAATATGTCCCACAGTAAAAATAAGGAAGGCACGAATAATACGTAA